TTATCTTGTTGCATCTGTCTTCTTTCTCACTTTTTTCAATATTAATATTTTCTTCATTTTGTTTTTTAAAATTATAAAACGTTTGTCTGGAATTATTATAAACATTTCTTTTAAAAATTCAAACTCATTCTTACTATGCTTTTGTAATATTTCTAATGTATTTTCTGTTATTTCATGAGAACACAAAGTAAGTGCGCTAAATAAACAATTTTGGTGAGCATACTCATCCCACTCTTCTCTTGTCACATACGGATTCTTTTTTATATATTTTATAAATTCTTTTTTACTTTTTTCATAATAATTAATCATATTTATATTATTTACATTATTTTAAAAAATATTCAAAAAAAGTCCCATTCGGGACTATTTCTCTTTTAGTATACTTGTAATTATGCTTTCATAACTCTTTTTTGACATAAATTGTAAACTTTGTATGCTTAATAAGTTAAATCTTTTTGCTAATTCTGTATATTGTTTTCTTGTTAGTCTTATTTTTAAATATTTCATCATTTGTAGTGATTTAATATATGCTTCGTTCATATTCATCACCTCTACATATATTGTAGCACATTATGTTAATTTTGTGTGTCGAACGGTGTCGATTCATTGGAACTTTTTGGAAAATATTTAAAAATCTGTTGACTTATTGTTTCTAACTCTATATAATACTCCTAGTTATATAGGAGGATGTTGAAATGAATTTTATAAAGAAAAATATTAAACACTTTGAAAATTTTTTAGATTATATTAAAGAACATTTATTTTGTATTGTTTTATTAATTATTGTATTTATTATATCTTTTGTGATATTAAAGTTGTTTCCTTCACATATGCCAAATGAAATACAATCACAAGAAATATATATTTATGGAATATCTCTGGTAAATTTTGGAGTTTGGTTTACTGGTATTGGGTTAGTGATTACTGCTTTTTGGTCTATGTTTCAATTTTCTAAAAGCGTTTCTAGAAAACAACAAGAAAATGGATCAGAAATTGCAAAATTATTTTCAGATGATTTGCTTGAAAAATGTGCAGTATTAGGTAAGGTTATTTTAGACTCTGAATTAAATACTCTTTTAAAATATGATGATTTTAATTATACTGCTTTTAAAAATTTTGATGTAAAAGAGCTAATTGATTTATATAATGGCGATGATGAAATTTGCAGAAAAATAAAAATTATAATATCTTCAAATGAAATTCAACAAATCTATTTAAGAAAACTAGAGTCTTTAATTTCTCTAAATGATTATATTCCAAAGACAAAGGTTTATACCACTGAAGAAGCTAGAAAAATATTTATTTTAAATAACACTAATATGCCTTTTAGATTTATAGACTTAATTTCAAGCGTATTAAACACTCTTGAATACATTTCTATGTATATATCAAGTCAATCAACAGATTCAAAGTATGTTTATCAGTCTTTACATCAAATATTTTTAAAAACAGTTAAATTATTAGCTCCTATAATTTGCATTCAAAATAAAAATTATAGTGATAAACTATATACTAATGTTATTTTTGTATATAAAGATTGGTGTAGACTTAATGAAAAAGACAAAAAAATTGAAAATAAAAAGAAAGAAAAAATTTATAAGATTTTAAATCCAAAAATAAAAGCAGTTTAAAACTGCTTTTTTTATTTTTGATTTTTTCCTTCTAAACTAACTTCATCCATCCATTCTACGAACATAATATCTACCTCCTTAATTAATACACATTGTATTAATCTTTACTAAATTATATGCATATTTTTTTAATTTGTCAATAGTTTTTTTAACTTTATTTTTACTGATATTTCAACAAAAATCGACTCTTTAAAATCAATTTTAAGCCGTTTTATTTTTTAATTGATGTAATTATATACCTTGATTTTTAGCCATAAAACATTATTTTATTTTTATTAACAAATTTCGACATAATTTTTATATTTGATATGTTATAAATAAGAAAAAGGAGGGATTTTTCTATGGAAGATAATAAAGAGAAGTTAATAACTGAATTATTTAATATCGTTAAAGAAACATTAAATATGTATAGTATCAGGGCTGATATTACAAATGGGCAAAATTTTGTTGATATTCATGATTCAAAAAATTTTACAACGAACGATAGTCAAGGGATACGAATAAGATTCGAAAAATTTGATAACAAATACAAATTAACCCAATATTCAATTAACAAACAGTATGACGCAAATATAGAAATTATCAACTCTCTTATTAAAAAAATTGTTACTTAAAATTGTCAAGGGGCCTTTCAACCCCTTTTTTATTATACTATTTTTTATTATTTCACTCCTCCAAGCCATTTAGCAAAGCCTATCTTATAATTACCTGTTCCAGAAACATTATATCTTACCATTGGTCTTCCATTAAATATTCCAAAACAGTCACATTCTTCATATGGTGATAAACTTCCTATTACTTTTGTTAAACTTGTATCTGCATATATAATTTCTTTTGTTGAACCGTTTTTATATCTTCTCACTGGTTCATCACTCCCTTCAACTTTTGGTACTGCTACTGTAGTTGTAGCCTGTCCTAATTTATTTGCTACATCATTCTTAAATTGTATCCAAGCCTGTTCATTTCTTACATAATATCTTGGACATTCTTTTCCAGTCACATCGTAGTGTCTTATAATTGCATCTATACCTAAATTATATCTTTTACATATATCTGCACATAATTCTACTAAACTGTTGTATGTATTGTAGTTGAATTTTCCGTCCCAATCCGGGTGACAATCTTCTATTCCTATAGATTTTCTGTTCATACTATAAGAACCTGAATGGAAAGCAACTTCATTTTCTGGTATACATCTTATTATTTCACCGTTTAAACCGATTATATAATGAGATGAAGCATATGTCTTATGTGATGTTGCTAAGCTCTCAAAATAGTTCCTATTGCCCAATGCAGAACTTCCTGCATTTCCAACCCAGTGAACTACTATCTTTTCAATTTTATTTTGTTTTTCTCCACTTCTTGAATATGGATTTATTGTTAATAGTCTTTCTTCTATATTATTCATTTGCTTCACCTCTTGTATCTTCTTCTGCAAGTTCCATTGTTTCTACAATTTCTTCTTCCATGATTATTCCCCCTTGTCATTGTTTAGTTTTTCTTTTAACTTGTCTGGCATTTTTACACCTAATTTATCACAATTCTCTGCTAAACTAGATATTTCCATAAAACATATGTATCCTACTGTAAAATATAATATTAATTCCGTTCCTAGTGCGAATTTTGTTAGTATCCCTACTAGCACATACACTAGTTCTCCAAATTTTTTAGATAGTCCTGCTCTCATTTTTGCACTTTTAAAATCATTGTTTTTCCAAGCAATTACAACTCCTGTCAAAACATCAATTATTATTAAAAGCATTGGTGCTAATATTGCCCACCAAAGGTTTGTGAAATGTATATTTTGCATTATTTCATTCATTTTTTACTCCTATTCTGCTACTTCTGTAGCTTCTATATTTTTTTCGTTTTCTTCAACTTCTACATATGTATCTTCTACAAGTAATGTTAATTCACTATATTCTTCATCACTGATTTTGCTCATAGCATAAAATACATTTAGTTTGTTTTCAATGTCTGCTTTTTCTTTGTAGTATTTTTTTGTTATTAGTTTCTTTAATAATTCTACTATCATTTATTCCACCTCGCTTTCTATATCATTTTGCATATTATCAAGCAATAATGCACTTGTTTGTGTTGTGCTTAATAACTGCTTTATTTCGTCTATTTCATTTTGCATTTTTTGATTTTGTGTTTCTTGGTCTTTTGCATAGTCTAAACTTAATATTGCTTTACTATCTGTTGTTATGTTTGTTACGTTTTTATATGTTCTTGCGTTGTTTAGTTCTTTTGCTACTGCTTTTTGTTCGTCTGTAAAAGCAAGCCTTGTTGGTGTTTGTAATTTGTAATAAATCATAACTGGTGTTCCTGCGTTATACAATTCTATTATTTTTGATTTAAACGATTCTAAATCTACGAATTTACTTTTATCTACACAAACTCTTAAGTTTTTCCCATTATTGTAGACATTTAGTTTATTTAATGCTACTTGAGATGAATATAAAAAGCAGTTACTATATCCAAATCCATCAATAGCATTATTTATATCATAAACTACAGCAAGTATTTCATCTGTTGATGCTCCACTTATTCCTATTTTCTCTGTTCCGTTTAACACCAATTTTCCCCATGTATGCACTTCTTCTTCATTATCATAGTCAAATGTATCTCCTTCTAGCATTTCTTGCTGTATTGGCATTATTGCTGTTTGAGATTGGTGTTCGACAAAATCTCTTACTGTGGTTCCTGCTTCTAATTGTAATTTTATTTCAACATTATTTAAAACCGTTCCTTTATCTATCCAAATAAAATATGATTTATATGTTGTATCTTCTGTTATTTCAAATGTCCTTTTCTTTCCGACTTGTGCACTTATTATTGTGTACCCTAAATTATTGAAACTAATATATAATCCTGGCTGAATATAACTAGAACTATGTGTATATTTTCCTTTTTTTATTTTTATATTTTTAGATAGCTGTATATCAAAACTAGCAGTTGCAGTTCCATTTAACTTTAATATTCCATTTTTTACAGAATATTTTATACCGTTTTTTTCTGTTTCATCTATATCTTCAATATTAAGTATATTCTTATTACATTTTGTTACTTTAACACAACCTTGTCCATATTTACTATATGCCGTTTCTATTGTATCCTTTTCTAATTTAATTCTTAAATTATGAATATTTACACTTATTCCTTTTTCTACTCTTAATGTAAATCTTATCTTATTTACATTTTCAATATTTGCTTTGGACACATTAGGTATTAAAGAAGAACCTAATACATGTCTTATCCAAGCTGCATCATTATATGCTTCTATTAATATTTTTACTCCATCTGGCAAATTTTCACTAACATGTATATTATATATATTTCCATTTATAATTCCTGAATTTTGAATATCAACAAATTTTATACAATTTGCTTGTTCTTTAGCCATACCAACAATATCATAAGAGTCATCCTTGTTTTTTGTAAATGTTACTCCATTATTTGTGACAGTATCTCCTCCTGCAAATAAATTCACATTACTACCAACAGACTCAATCTTACTTTGGTAATCTGGTGATGGACTTGCTCCGTATTGTTCGTATGTTAAATCATTCACTGATGTATCTAATATTTGATAATATATTGTTTGATTGTTCAATGTTGTTCCTTTGTATGCTATTATTCTAAATATTGTATAATCGATATTTTCTTGCATATTTATTGTTATATTCTTATTAACACTTGAAAGTAATTCAAATGTATTTTTACTCCAATCACTTGTATATGCAAATATGCTGAGTTTTGCTGGTACTTGTGTACCTGTTATCATTCCTACTATTTTTTTACCTGAACCATTTATTGTTTGTAAATTTGATGAAAAAGTCAAGACTGAGTCTGCCGTTGCAGTTCCATTACAAGTTATTGAGCCATCTTCATTAAATATATATGTAATTCCATCTACTGTCACTTTTTCTCCTGCTTTGTACTTAGCAAGTGTATTTAGATAGTTCTTTCCACTTCTCGTCTCTTGCTCATGATTTCCACCAATGCCAATTTTTGCTCTGCAGTTGCTACTGTCTTCTACGTGTATGTATTCTCCGCTTGCTTGTCCTCGTACACTTGCTTGATAAAAGTCTTCTTGTGCTTCTTTTAACTCTTTTTCTAGCTTTGCTATTTTATTACTTGATGTTTCTGTGTTTTCTTGTAGTTGTCCTATATTTGTATCTTGTTCTTTATTCTTTGAGTTTATGTTTGATATATTTGTATTAACTTCGCCCACATTTTTGTCTATCTTATCCCAGTTTCCGTTTAAGTAATTTTCTATATCAAACTTTTCTGTATTTGTCTCAGGATTATCATGTTTCTTTAATTTTAAATTTGTTGTTTCGCTCATTTATTTACCTCCTTTTCAAGAGTTTCTATTCTTTGTATTAAACTTTGTATTAATTCATCTTTTTGTTTGTCTTTTGCTTGTAATTTTTCAATTTGTTCTTGTTGTTCTTGAATTGCTTTATATGCAATAGAAATCATATTATATGTATTTGCGCCAATTTCTTTTCCATTTTCATCTACTGCTGTCAACTCTTTTGAATATTTATATTTATCACCAATTACAAAACCAATACTTTCTTTACTTGTACTATTATCTGTTTTATAATTAAATTTATAAATATCCGTATCTTTTATTATTTTTATTGCATCATCTGTATATCTTTTAATATTCTTTTTTGTTTCTTCTCTTGAATTATTTATAAAAGCCTTACCACTTACATATCCATCAGTACAATTAATTCCTTTATATGCTGTTAAATTTTCTGTACTTGTTATATCTCCTTCAATATAAACATGTTTTCCTGTTATATCTCCAATATCTGTAAACAAACATTCTCCTATTTTAAAACTATTACTTCCTGCTTGATTTGCATAAAAAGAAATATTCCCTAATATATCAATTGCGGGATAATCCTCTACATTTTGTGGTCGTATATTCATCAATATTGTGCCTGTTCCTGTATCTTCAAATGTTACATTTCCCATTGCAACATCACCGCTTATGAAAATATTTCCTGTTTTTATTCCCGTTCCAATTCCATCTAAAATCAGATTACAAGCACTTAAAACTAATTCTCCAGAAGAAGCATCGCTATTTTTAGGTCCTATAGAAAAGTTCTTTATATACAAAATTGGCCAAAACTTTCCATCACTTTTTGTTGTTATTCCCCATGCCATACCATCAGATATTTCTTTATCATATTCTCCTGATACCCCAAAACTTATATAATTTTGATTATCAATTGCATTTACACCCATTTCTCCAAATTCAGTTCCATCTTCTTTGTAAAAATGTTGTCCCGTCTTATCCAATGCCATCATTACCTTTTTGTCTTTGTCCAATATTGCCAAACTTGCATTATTGTTTATTATCATCATTTGAATAAAATCTGATATTTGATTCCAAGCAACTTTTACATGTTCATAGTTTTGTTCTATTGCCGTGCCAAGTTTACTTGTTTCTGTATAACCTTTTAACTTGTCATCTGTATTAGAATTTGCACTTTTTATTGCTTCTTGTTTAGCATTTGATGTTTCTGTTTTTGTTGAATATGTTTTACTTACTTCACTTATTGTACTTTCTGCTGTTTGAGTTATTTTATTTTCTGTTTGTGTTTTTGTATAATAATTATTACTTAAATTTTTATTTGTGCTATCAGCTGTACTTTTTGCAGTCTCCGCCGTGCTTTTCGCAGTATCTGCTGTAGTTTGTGCTTTATCAGCCTTACCATCTACTGTTTTTATTTCTGTTTTTACTTCACTTACACTTTGAGTTATTCCGTATATATCCTGTTCATGTTTTGTTATTTTTTTAGAATTTTCAGTTGTTTCTTCAACTAAGTCTTGTATTTTTCCTTCATTTTTTTTTGCCAGTCTTTCAACTTTTAAAGTTTTCTTTTCTTCTTTTGTTGTAACCTTATATTCTGTATTTGTCTCGTCTGGTAATTCCGCTTCTATATCACTTGATATTCCAGTATTAATTGTAATATTTGCTTTCAAATAATAAGACTTATATGAACTATCTTCTTTATCTCCTAATTCTATACATGCACATGGTTTTAACCACATTACACCAACATCAGAAGCCTCAAAAGAATAATATTCAAGTCCCTTTATCTGTTCAAACATTCCTTTAATAACTTTTTCCCTTTGAAATTCAATAAATTCATTTTCATCAAATCTAATTTCACATCTTCCATTTTGTTCTATGCTCTTTTCGTCTGGTTCTTCAATATTGTCTTCTACATCTCCACGACCTAAAACTAGAACATTTGCAGGTCCAAATTTTTCTTTTATTGTTAAATCTGTTAAATAAGATTTGTCTATTTTTTCTATAGCATCATTACTTACTTTATATAAATTCAATTTATTATCTTCTATAAATGCGGTTGTCAATGTTGCCTGTGCTACTTTTTCTAAAACATCTCTATATGTTAATTCCTGTGTTGTGAAAAAATCTTCTTCAACATCTAAATCAGCATTATAAAAGTCTGTGGAATATAATTCTACTCCACAGACTTCACACATTTTTTGTACCAATTTTAACATTTTGCAAGGATATATTAATTGCAATTCTGACTGTTTAAACGTTTTCATAAATCTAATCATTCTGTCATATCCTGTTACTGTTATTTCATCTTTTTTCTTGCTATCTTCGACATCTTTTATAAAATAATTTCCCAAATCTATATATTCAAATTTGTTATTAATAAATAGTCCATATTGGAAATTAATATCTTTGTCCTTTATTTCATTTGCATTTTTTACAGTAATTTCAACTTGCTTCATTATTGTTTTAAACAATTGACCATCAAAACTATATTTTAGTTCTTTTGCTATTATTACTTTCTGTTTTCTTAATTTCCAAACTGGCAATGCATTAAAAATATGGACTGGCATCATATGTATTTCTTTAACTGTTAATTCACCATCACATATACTTAATTTTATATTTTGTTGTTTTATCTTTTTCGTTATGTTCTTAAATTCATTACTTACACTCATGTTAATTGTGGCCTCCTATCTATTGCAGTCAACATTACTGAAAATTCATTCCAATAACCACCACACGCAAGTGGACTACTTTTTATTGCCTGACCATTGTAAAAATCTTCTGAAAATAAATCACCTTGTTTATAATTACTCATGTCCTTTTCTAATGAAAATTGAACATCACTTAAAAAAGGATGTTCAAGCAATTTTTTTATTAAATTATATTCTTCATCTGATACTATCCCAAACTTTATTTCTAAAGTTGTAAAATATCCAATAAAAGTACCACTATAATGTCCATCTAATGTATTTCTTCCAGTTCCATCACCCCATAGAGGTTCTGGTCCAGGAATTAATTCAATAATTCCTGGTACTTGAATATTATTTACTATTAATTTTGGTTCATACATATTTAGCCTCCATTCGTTGCAAATCTATTTTTATTTTTAATTTTTTCAAGCCTTTTATTTAATTCATATCCATCAATATATAAATTAAAATCAAGACTTAAATTAATTAGAATTTGTATTATTTTTTCAAGTAATTCTATAACTTTTTCATTATTTCCTAATCCCATTTCTTGATTAGCCTTCTTATATAATGACATTAATTTGTCCTCTGGTGCAACAACCTCACCTTGATGTCTGTTATCACCTATCATAGCCAATTGAGGTGTGTTTGCTTTTACATAACCACCTTGTGCTAAAAATGGAATTTGTGGAACATATACTGAAGGTAACCAACTAAATGGTTGGAAACCTGCAATAGTAGCATTTCTTATCATTCTCAATGCTGTATTAATAGAATTGAATGGAATAGATACAACTCTATTAATTCCCCTTATTAATGAATTAACAATATTTCTAAAAGTATTTGCTATTCCTTGTTGTATTCCATCAAATATTCTTCCTCCTGTGCTAAACACATTTTTTACAGCATTCCATGCATTACTAAATATATTACCAAACCATGATGCAACATTTCCAAAAACATTTTTTATGCCTTGCCATGCTCCAGACGCTCCATTTTTAAGTCCGCTCCATAAACTTCCAAAAGCATTTCGTATTGGATTTACTATTGTATTATTAAACCATTGACCTGCATTATTCCAAGCATTTTTTATTCCTTCCCAACATTTACTTGCAGTTTCTTTTACTTCATCCCAATTTTTTATTAATAATACTACAACCGCAATTAATGCTGCTATAGCCGCTATAACTAATGTTATTGGTGATGTTAATACTGCTAATGCTGCATTAAATAGCCATGTTGCTGCTGTTGCCGCTGTTGTTGCTACCGTACTAGCAATAGTTGCTGCAGTATTTGCAACTTTTGCTCCTGTATTAATAACCCATTGTGCTGCTTGTTTAACTAAAGCTGCCGTTCCTGAAGCAATGCTTACCACAAAATCTTTCGCATACATCAATGTTAATGCAATCGTTTCTGCTTTATCTGCAATTTTTGCAATTACATTCCCTAAAATAGCATTTTTTAGCAATCCCAATGCTGCAATTACTCCTCCTGCCTGTTGTATAAAAGACATTAATTCTACAACCTTCCACGCACTAAAAAATCCTAATACTGCAATTTCCATTCCAGTAACTACACTTTGATTATTACTCATCCAGTCTCCTACTCTTGTTAATGCATCTGCCACTAAATTAAGTGTATCTACAATTACTCCACCTGTCCACTTTGCGACAGGCTCTAAAAAATTATTCCAAAACCATTGAAAAATTGGTTCAAAGGCTGTTATTAATGGATTTAAAACAGTTAATGCACCTGCAACTAAATTCAAAAATGCTGGAAGTAAATCTTGTATAGTCCATTTGGCTAATGGAACTAAAACATTGTCATATAACCATTTTAAACCATCTTTTATTGTGGTTATCAGTGGTTGTGCTGCTTCTTTTACTTTATTAAAAGAATTAATAAGCGGTTCAAAATTAATATCGCCAAATATTTTTCCTATATCACTTGCTTGTTTTTTTAGATTATCTGTTAAATTTAGTCCACTTGTATCTATTTTTCCTCCTACACCACTTCCACTTGAAGAACTATCACTATCATCTTTCTTTAATATTTGTGCAGTATCAAATGAAGCCAAACTTTTTAGATCTTTAGCAGATTTTTTGGCACTATCTCCAATTCCACTCACAGCATCACTCGCTTTTGATGCATCTGTCGCTAAGTCTGAAACAGTACTTGTGCTATCATCTCCGCCAGCATTTCCAAATATCATTTCTGTAAATGATTTAAAAGCATTTGCTAACACTTGAAGTTTAGAAAGTACCATATTTATTCCTTTTACTATCGGTGTAAATATGTTAATAAATCCTTGTCCTAAAGTTGCCTTTAGTTCATTAAATCTTAAGCCTAATACCCTTGTTTGGTTTGCCCAACTATCACTTGTCCTTGCAAAATCTCCATTTGCTATATTCAATTTATCTAATACAAATTTATATCTTAAAGCCACTTTTTCCTGTTCAGACATTTTAGATGTTGTTTTTCCATAGCCATTTGCCAATGCATATTGGTCAAGTGCATTTTGTGTCATTACAACACCTAAATCTTTTAATGTTTCTGTTTCACCAGTAAATACTGATTTTAATTTTGTATATGCTTCATCACTTGATAAATTGTAAAAAGAAGCAACATCACCTGTAAGTCCTGTTAAAGTTTCTGACATTGCTAATGCTTCTTTATTCGAAAAATTAAATGCTTTTGCCATTGCTCCAAATGTACCAACATATTTTTTGGTTACTGTTTGTCCTAAACCAAATTGAGTTATTGCATTTTCAGCAAATCTATTTACTTCTGTATTTAAACTTCCAAAAGTAACATCAACAACATTCTGCACTTCTGTTAAATCAGAACCTAAATCAATACATTCTTTACCAAAATTTACTATTGTTTTAATAGAGAATGCTGCTACTGCTAATTTACCAATTTTCTTTAATGAGTTCTCTATTCCTGAACTTTTTATTGTATTTGTTGTATCTTTTAGTCCTTTATTAAATGGATTTGAATTTAATAATAATTCAAAATCAACAGAGCCCACATTCGTACTCATACCTACTCCTCCCCTCTTTTTTAGGATAAAAGCAGGTATTGGCTAACTACTCACCACTAATGGTTGTGTTGCTCACTCTGTCTTTTTCATCTATATTAATTTTAATTGTTTTCTTACATCGTATACATTTTATTTCGCCCTTACATTGTTCAACTTTTAACAAAAGTTGATTACAGTTTGGGCATCTTACTTCTATCATTTGTTATCACCAGCCATTTCTTTAAATGCCTTTTGAAATTCTGTAATAACTTTTTCATAATCTTCTTTGCTCATTTTCTTTGCTAATTTATTTCTATATTTCCATCTTATATTTTTTTGCTCTTGTGTGAAGTTTTTTAACATTTCTTCATCATCTTCACTGCGAATTTGAACAATATTTCCGTAGTGGTGTATCTGGCATTAAACCAGATATAAGATTACACAATTCTGCATAATCCATTGTATCTATTTCTTTTCTTATTCTTATTCCATATTGTTTTGCAAGACTTGCCTCAATTAAAGACCAGTCTTCTTCCATGTCGTACCATAATTCTGTTTCATTATTTGTTTTGAAATCGTTTTTCCATTTCCTCGTAAGGAATTTCATTTACTTGTGCCATTATTGCTATAATAATAACTTTCAAATCTGCTACTTTTACTTTCATTCCTTTTATTTCTTCTAATGCTTCTTTTCCTAGTAATAATTCTATTGCTTTAAAAAATCCATCTAAACTATCGTCTTTTTTAAATAAATCTTGTGCTTTCAACATTGTTTCTGCTCCGCAGTCTACTTCATATGTTTTTCCCTCTGCTATTGTTATTGTTTGTGGTTCGTGACTTAATTTTGAACTAATATCTATATTTGCCATTTTAAATTTCCTCCTAAATATATTTATAAGAGGTCCTTACGGACCTCTTACTTTTTAATATCTTATTTTTTTACTGCTTGTGTGGTTTCAACACTTTGTGGTGATGCTTCTGTGTATGTTGGTTTTCCATTTGACATTACATCATACTCTAAAGGTCCAACTTCTGTTGATTTACCAATTGCCATATTTGTAATATTAAATATAGCATTTTCAAATACTAATTTGTCTCCATTTGGAAAAGTCCATTGAAATGTTCCTTCTGCATCTCTTCCATTCTTCATAAAGAATCCAGCAACATAATCATTACCTTTATCTCCATAATTTCTTTTTCCAGATACAGAAATTGTAATAGATTTAGATGTCATCAATCTTCTAACCCATCCTTTTGTATCATATGGGTTCCATTCTTCTACTCCATTATCTAATTTAACACTAAAAGATTCCATATCAGCAATGTCGCTTAATGATTCTAAACTTATTCCAGCTTGAAATTGATTTTCGTAACATGGATATACTCCTGATTTTGTTCCCATTATTTTTCACCCTTTCTATATAATAAATTTAATTCTATTGAAAACTTATAAATATTGTTTTCATCTACCCCTAAATCAATAGGTCCATTATATAAACACTCAATTGAGCAATTATAATCATCAATAAAAAAAGAACTACAGTCTAATAGTTCATAAATCTTATTGGCCATTGTTTCAGCCATATTATAATTTTTAGTCCATCTTAACAGTAATGTAACTGGTAATATTCCATAACTTTTCAACTTTTTATATTTAGAATTATCTTCTAATTGTCTACGATTAGCATACAAAGTAATTGCTTTATCTTGATTTTCATCCATTTGTCCTATATACCATTTGGGGCAGTCTGTAATAATATTTTTTAAATAATCTCTTATTTTAGATACACTCATTCTTGCTACCATTATCCATTTCTCCTTTTTAACATTTGTTTAAAATATTTTATTGGTAAATCTTTCTTGCTTCCACTAATATAGTCATCAAAATAATACTGTTTTGCATTAGGATTTTTACCTTGTTTTATATGTATTTCTGGGTCGAAATATACCTTTCTTGCATATACTGTATCTACAACTATTCTAGTAACACCTTTTATAAATTTTTTATCATCTACAAAAGTGCTATCATTTTGCATTGTACCAGTATCAAATGGCATTGTTTGACTTTGAATTAAATCTGTTTTTACCGCTTCTGCAGTATCTATCAATGCTAATCTTGCATTTTCTAATAATTCATTTATATTTTTAGTATTATATGTTATTTTCATATTAAACCAACTCCAATGTTGTATGATGAACGGTTCCATCTGGATTTCTTGGTCTACTTGCTTGATAAATTTCATATTGTATGTCATTTATTATTACTTGTCCACCGCTTATTTTCTTTATAGTTGGTGCTATATCTCCAAGTAATATTACTTTTCCCACAAGTTGAATCTTTCTTCCATCTGAACTAATTATAATTTTAGTTGTTTCAACAAATCTACATTTTTGATTTTTTAAATTCAAAGAAGTTAAAGGCTCACCATCTTCTGATAAGCCTTCTTGATATATAACTACATCACATTTATTATTTAATAATCTTTCAAGATGTTTTGGATTTAACTTTTTTATCATATAATCCTATTTGTTAGTCCTGTTCTTTTTAAATAGAAAAAGGCCAATTTTGATATGTTGAGTTTATCTGCCATATCCTGTGATTCCTTTTCATTTACTGTCAAGTCACCACCTATAGAATAACTAGATATACTATTATCATCATATAATCCTTCTTCTTTTATATATTCAGCTTGCAAGCAAGTTGCTTTGATTATTAAATCTTTTTGTTGTGTTGTTAAATTATCAAATCCTCTTCTTTCAATTCTTGTCAATGTCGCTCTGTTGACATCTATTGAGGCAAACTCTAAATATTTTTCTATTTCTTCATTCTCTAATACTTTAGAACCATATTTCGAATAGTCCCCTTTTGTTGCATAAACATTTATCATTTGCAACACCTCTTATTTTACTTTCTTTTCTAATTCTGCAATTTTTACTGTTAATTCTTCATTAACTTTTGCTAACTCTGTCTTTTCTTCTTCAACTTTTGTTATTTTTGCTGTTAATTCCTCATTAACTTTTGCAATTTTCTTTAATTCTTTTTCTAAATCCTTAGAAGCTACTTTTTTAGTAGCTCCTAATTTAGAATATCCTCTTGCCTCATATTGTGCTAATTCTTCCTCTTCGATAGACAATAATACATTATCTTTTACTATTTTTATTTTAGACATAGTAGCCTCCTATTCTCCAGCATATTCAGTTGTGTCAACATCAACATATATACTGTCAATTTTATTATCTTTTCCATTTGGGAATACGAATGTATCTGATAAACTTCTATCTTGATATAGATATCCATCACCTTCTGTATGTTGACCTGGATTAAAATAATAAATACTTGCAATTTTAGGAACTGTTTTAACAGTTAATGGAGAAGCTATTAATACATTAATTTTATGAGAACCTGTTACAGCTGCTACATGGTTGCTTTCATTTGCTGCTACTTTCTTAACTGGTACAAATCCATCTGTAAAATCAAATTTATCATAAAATCTTTCATCATCAATTACTTCTATTAATGTAACACCATCAATATCTGTAATTCTTGTTTCTATACCAATACCACCTTCTGCAATTTGTGTCATTTCTATTTTTCTTGTGAAGTCTGTAGATTGTTCTAATAAATCCATAATTGTAGAATTTACATATGCAATTAATGCTCCTTTTGCTACATATCTTCTTAATTTTCCAGCACTTAACATTGCTTTTAATTTTCCATATACATTTTCTTTTGTATATGAAGACAATGCTGTTGAACTATGATATCCATCTAGTTTTTGTGCTTCTGTAGCAACTTTAGAATAGAAGTATGCATCCATTTCTGGTATTTGTTGTGTTTTGTGGAATACTTCTGAAATATTTTTAATAGATGCTGTTTCATTTGTTTCATCTACATCTATTTTATCTACCAAGAATGATATATCTCTATCGTGTGTTAATGTGAAAGGTACATCAGTTTGTGCAAATGTTCCTTTGTTCCATCCACCTAGTCTACTGTGTGATTTATAACCACTTGTACTCATTTGTGTAAAATGAAATGTTTTTGCACTTAACCATTTAACTGCTGTAGTTACGAATGGTGAAGTTAAAGATTCTTGCTCCATAATTTCTAATAGGTCTGGAGACCATACCTCTGCATAATTTAATGCCATAATTAATTACCTCCTAAAATGAATTAAACCTGTTCCATCTTTTTGTGGCTACAGGCTTTTTGTTTTTTTGATTTTCATCAGAGTTACTTTGTGTCGCTCCGAACTTAAATCCTTTTTCTTCTTTTTCTTCTTCCTTTGCTATTTTTAACTCAGGAAATTCAGAAATTACTGCGTTGATTTCATCTTCTAGTTTCTTAGCGTCTAATACACCGTTTTCTAGAACTTTTGACATATCAACTAATCTTGCTGCTCTTTCAACTTTCTTAACATCAACCCCTACTTTGGCCATAGCAAGTGCTATTTTGTCAGTATAATCTGTTTGAACAGTCTCTTTTTGCTCTTCTTGTCCTTTGTCTTCTTGTTTGTTTTGAGTGTCTTGAACTTGTTTAGAAGTTTCGCCTTGTTCTGCTTTTTCTGCTCCTTTGGCATACATTCTTCTGATAAATCCATCTAACTCATCTTGATTTTTAAAAACTATTGAACCGTCGTCACCTTTTTGTGCTACTTGTTTTTTAGTTTTCTCACCCTCATTTTTGTTTTCAGTTTTTTGCTCTTTTTGAGCATTATCTGTTGTAGTTTGAGTATCTACATTTTCTTTTTTTTCGTCTTCCATATTGGAACCTCCCCCGTTTAAGGTCCGTCGACCATAATTTTTGCAATAAAAAAAGAGCTTATTTAAAGCTCTAATTCTAAAAATGGCACAAGTTAATGGATTTGAACCACTACAAACAGTTTTGGAGACTGTTGTGCTACCGTTACACTAAACTTGCATATAAAAAAAGCATTAGTTTATTCTAATGCTTAATTTTCTATTTTTTTTATTATTTTTTCTGTTATAGGTATTACAACTGGATAGCCATATCCATACACGGGTCCATCAAGTGAACCACCTATTTTGGTGATTTCTACTATTTTGCCACTCTCCAATTCTACTATATCTCCTATACAATATTCCATATTTTTTCTCCTTTTACTTATCTAGATTATCAATTGCATATTGTGCTTCGCTTTTTGTGAAACCTTCTACTGATGAAATCAATTGATTATATATTGCTTTACTTGACATATTCATACTTGTTTGATATGTCTTTGCTTTTTCCAAAGCATTCTTATTCCAGTCCGCTTCTATATTGTCTATCGCATACTGTGCCGCTTCTTTTGTAAATCCTTCCACTGATGAAGTTAATTGATTGTAGATACCTTGCTTTGACATATGTAGTGAATTAGAATAAGTTTCTGCTTTTTTTAACGCATTTTTTTCTTCTGTAGTAGGCTCTTTACCCAAAGAATAAACTATATTAATTTTATCACCTTGATGTACTACTGTATTAGCTGAAATACTTTGACTAACAAAATTTCCTTTTGGAATATCATTTGAATATTCTTCAGTTATCTTTCCATTAAGCTTATTCCTATCCATCCATGTTTTTGTTTCTTCTTTCGACATATTACTAAAGTCTACTATTGTAACCTCCACAGAATTATTTTTTTCGTAATTATTATTTGATGTATTAACAGTGTTATTATTTTGTGATGCACCTATAATTATTGCAATTACTATAATAATTATCCAAAACCATGCTTTTTTGTAGATTGGTTTTTTGACATTTTCTTCATGACTTGCCATGGCCATTCCTCCTTTTTTTATTTTAAAAAGAGTATATCACTTTTTTTCGACTTTTGTTGTCGAATTTTGTCGAAAAATAAAAAATAATTAAATTTTTGGATACGGTATACCGTTTTTCTACGTAATCTTTATCGCAAATATCCATTATTTTTTTTATATTTTCATCTGTTTCTTCTTTTTCTTTTAGTTTACTTATAAGTTCATTTCTTGCAACCTTTACAGAAAACTCATAATTCATATCATTATCATCTCTATTCGACAATTTTTCCACCTCTTCTTATTATTAATTTAGTTCTATTTAAAATAACCGTATATGAGTCACTTAATCCGTGTCCTTTTGCATTAATAGCGTCATATCCCATTTCTATTGCTAATATGCTTCTATCTATTCCTTGTGTTTCCCTATAAATTTCTTTTATTTCGTTTGGCATATTATTAAGATAATTATTACATTCAATCTGTTTTTTATTATATTTTGTGAAATATTTATTTGCTAATTCTTCATTTTTCTCCATATATTGAGCCGTTAAAAAATCTTGTTTTAATTGACCCAATTCAGTAATCATATCTTCATAATTATCAATAACATCAAATAGCTCATTTTTTGTTATCTTTTTTACCTTCATTGCTTCTTTCACATATTCTGCTTTTATCTTATCATATTCAATTATTTTTGCAGACTTATCTAATGTAAAATCCTCAATTATTGCTATAGGGTTTCTTTTTTGTTTATTTAATCCTATATAATGTTGCATTTCTTCTTTTATTCCGTTTAAAATATCATTGTTATTAATATCATAAGTAGCAGCACAATACATTCCTCTACCATATTGAGAGCCACCATTGAAGCAACTTACATACCACTGTTGTTCATATAATTCTTTTTGATATTGAAGTAATTCCTCTTTTGTTTTTGCCGAGTACGTTCTTTGTGCAAAGAAATTACTCTCTTTTATTTTTCTGTTAAATTCATCATCATCTACTATTTTAGGAACACCATCATATCCCTGTAGTTTCATTATTCTTGATATTCCACCATCATTTTCTGTTTTTTCCTCTTTCGTTACCTCATATTCACCAACAATATTTTTTCCATTTGCTATATTATGTTCTTCTATTTTACTACTTTCTATTTGATTTTGCAATTCATTAGCCTTATTTTGGTAATTTAATACATTTTCTGGCAATAAGCTTCCTGCTGCTAATCTTTGATACTGTTTCTGCCTTTGTTGCAAATATTGAGTATATTTATCTTCTTCATTATGATTTTGTTTTGCTTTTATTACTTCTTCTGGTTCGTCATTTATTCCTTCGTAATATGTACTAACTCCATGATGGCATCTAGGATGAAATAAGCCTCCTGATATTGCTGTACTTAACAATGGGTATTTTCCATCTTTTTCTGTTCCTCCTGACCATACATCATCTATATATACTCTTCCCTCCCATGGTGTACACTTATCACAGGCACCGCCATGTTTTGATACATATACTAATGAGTTGCCTAATTTTTTACGCATTTCACCTTCACCCATTAGATTAGCTCTTTTGTTTGCTGTTCTAATAGCCATATCACAGTAATCAGCAATATTATGCCTTGAACCATTACTATATTCAATGCAATTAAAACCTCTTGTTAAAAAATCTTTACTAGCCATATCAATTGCTTGTTTTATTGTTCCAGCCCCTGTATTAGCAAATACTTGTGCTTTATATATTATTTGTCTGTATTGGTCATTTGCCATTCTTAAAGTAGCATATTTTACGTCATTCATATCTGCTTTAGTGCTTTTTATTAACGCATCTAATTTTCTATGATTTAATCCAAAAAAAGATCCACCTAATTGTGAATCTTCTTTTCTTATAATTCCTGACTGTATTGCCTGTTTATTTGTTCTTCCTGCGCCTTCTTTGAATTGTTCTTTTATATGTTTATATAAATATCTATTTAACCCTTTTGTGTTGTTGTTAAATATTTCTTTATTTGCCTTTTTATAATCTTCAAATTGTTTTAATTTCAGTGCTTGCCATTGTGGCCAGTCAAATCCTTTGGCTTTTTCGTCTTCTTTATGACTCCATAATGTTCTTTTCATAGAAGTAATTAATTGTAATTCAATTTCTTCCATCACTTTTTTTATATCATATTCATTTTGCATTTAATCACCTACTCTAATGGTTCCATTATATTAGGTTCTTCTTTTTCAATTATTCCCGCTTCTTCTTTTAACCTTTTTACTTCTTGTTCTTTTTCTGCTTTAGTTAAACTATCTCCATACATTGTATCTACAGTCTTTTCAATACTCATTACATTTTGTCCGGGTCTAGCCTTTGATACTGTTTCTACTGTTGCTTCAAAACTAGGGTTAGCATATTCTTTAAAATCTACTGTTGCTTCATATTTACCTGCTGTTTTTTTCTGCGCTTTATCATATGTTTTTAAACATATTTCAACTAACTTAGGAATAACTTTTTCTAATACATCTATTACTTTCCCTCTTGTATATTGTGTTGCTTTTTCTTTTTCTCTTTGTGCATCTGCATTATCAAGTTTCTTTACATCTATTCCAAGGGTACTAGGACTTATTAAACCTTGTAAACACAAATCTAATGCTGTTATATATGACTGTAGCATTCCTTCATAATCAAAGTCTCCTTTTTCTCTTGTGATTTTGCTACTTTCTGTTTCTGATGTTGTACTTCCTACTTTAGCATATCTATTATCAAATGTGTTAGGTTTTAATAAATCCCCATTTTCATTGGTTGGTATTAAATCTTCTGGAATATATGTTATTGTTCTGTTATCTCTTAATGCATCTATCCATTTACTCCATACTTCATCAAAACTATCAAAAGCATCTAATTTCTTTTCTATTATGCTTTGTCCTCTTCCTTTGTATTTCTTTGATTTATTGAACATCATAGGCACAGCCATCATAAATTTAGTATCTGTTGGTTCTTTCAAGTCTGCTGTTTCTGGAATAGAATTGTAATCTTTCATTAGTTGGTCATCTTTATATAATTCATATTTTATGCCATCTTTAGAGTATTTTTCAAACAAAGTATAACAAACATCTTTTTTATGATATTTATTTTTAAAGTTTATTCCTGTTATTCTTCCTCTTGTATATTCATAATCAACATCTTGTCCAGAATAAAACTCTATTATAGGATATTTACTTATATCTGTATCATAACTTATCTTAAATGCACCATCACATTGCACAAATACATCAATTATTGCTTGTTTTAATGTTTCTTTGAAATCATTTTCTTTTGCTATTTCTTCCCAATTTGTTTGTGCTTCGTTGTTTCCTTTAACTTCTATTTTATTAAAACTATCAACAATTATATCGGCTAACATATCAACTATCATAGCAGGTAATCCAGTATGTATTTTTCTAATATTTATACCAGTTGTACTTTGTGCTGCCCAAAATTTTGCATTTCCCATCAAGTCATCTGTTTGTGTATAATATTGATGTAACTCTGATGCATCTCCTCTATACCACAATAGATTTCTAAAACAGTTTCCTTCAAATGTATTTGTTTCTTGTATTGTTATTGTATCTCCTACACTTGGCTGTATTTCTAACCAATTTCGTATTACATTTTTTATTTTATCGTTGACTGTTCCCATATTATTCCTCTACTTTCTTATATGTTTCTTTAAATAATGTCTTCGGACAAGCATATATATAATTATTTTCTTTTATTATAAAATCACCCTCACGTGCTATCTCATACCCTAAGTATGTTTTTATTTTTATTTTTAAACCTTCTGTACCACCACAACTAATTTGTCCTATTTGTTTGCTACTTGTAAACCAGTTTGGCAAAATTCCTCTTCTTAATTCAAATGCTTCTACTTCTGTTGCTTTTTTCTTATATATATGTTTGTTCACTGTTATTTCCTCACTTTCATCTGTTGCTTTTTCACTATCTTGACCTTCTATAATCTTAATTACTTCTGTTGTCGCTTGTTCTTTATATTGTTTATATTTTAATTCCTCTTGTATTAATTCTTCATATCTACTTTGATCTATCTCAATTGTTGGTGTTTGAAATAATGTGCTTCTTGTACTCATTTATTACTCCTCCTCATCTTTTATCAATTTCTTTATTACTTCCCAATTACCAATTTTCTTTTTGTGTGGTAACCAAGCATATTGACAACCATTTATGCTGTGGTCATTTCCGTCTTCTGGTTGATTATCTTCATCAAATGAATATTTGTTACATTCATCTATATAGTCTTTGCAAGTTTCAACAATTAAAAAATCACCAGTATTCAACCAACTTTCTTGTAGTTGAACTCTAGTGATTATTTTTGTCTTTTTCCATGCATTTTCAAAATTATATACTAAAGCATTTTGCCTTTTTGCTTTGTTTGCTTCCATTATTGTTCCTTGGTCTGCATTATCTATAAAACAAGTTCTTGCAAATCCCCATTCATTTTTGAACTCTTCCATAAATTCAACAATCCATTGAACCACATCTGATGGTGCAAATGGTATTGTTCTATCTCTATTATTAAATGTTCTTTCTTTTAATAAAACACATTTATTATCTGCTGTTATGCCTATACCCTCTAGTGTTACTTTGTCGTGACTTTCTTTTGAGTATGATGTATCACAACCAATAGAAAATAATTTGAATTTCATTTTCTTAGCTTCTTCTACTGTTATTATGTTTTTAGGTTGTAAATTGAAGCATAAGCCTGTTGCTTTTCCTCTTAGTCCTTGTATTTTGTTTTTATACATTTTTGTTCCTATCGGTGTTGCGTCTATTTTTTCTTGTATATCTTCTTTGGTTAATGCTGCATTATCATAAAAAGTAAAATACCAATGTACCCAACCTTGCACATGAGGTTCTTTTAATTCTTTTAATAGCTCTGTTGGATAATCTTGTTCATACTTTGGTATTGGTCTACTTTTATTTATAAATTCTTTATAAATATCTAATGATGGATCATCTGGGTTTGATGTAGTCATCATGTATTTACATCTATGTGTAACTTCCCTCATAAACTCCATATCTGCTAAATTTACTTCATCAAGATATACACAACCAACTTGTCCACCTAAAACCTTTTTCCATCTTTTTTTATCACCATAACCACATACATATATTATCTTTTCACCTTTATTTGTATCATATCTTATATGTGGTAATCTTATTTTATCTTTTCCTTTTGGCCAATACTCTGCTATATCTTCGAATTGTTCTAGTAAACCATTTTCAGAGTTTATAACATTCTTTTCTACTGTTCCTACATCATCACCTGCAATGATATGATACTTTTTATCAGAATCAGCAACCATACACATAAACTTAAATATTCCTACTGTTGTTTTTCCTGCAGCGGTTGTTCCTTCTAAAAACTCTCTCTTGCATTTGGTTTGTAAGAACTCTTTATATTTTTGACTTAATTTTAACATTACACATCATCTGCACTTTGCATTTGATTTAATATGTCAGATATAGCATCTATTTTCTTTGTTTTTTCTGTATCATCTTTTATTTCTCTTCTTTCAACAGGTTTGTATCCTGCTCTATCGAGAATATCTTTTACTGCTTGCATTTTTATGTATTCATTATTTGATTTTAACAATTTCTTTAATTCTTTTTGAGCATCTAATGCAAGTGAACCAAAATTTTCTTTTATATTGTTCTCTATTTCATTTTTAAATTCTTTATCTTTTTTCCAGTTGCATATTGTCTGTTCTGTTATTTTTAATTCTTTTGCTATTTGTTTTTGCGTTTTATTTTCTATAACCATTAAGTTTATACATTGCATTTGTTTTTCACTTAACACTTGGTTCACCCCTTCCTAATTAAAATTTATTAAAATTATTTTCTTTTAAATTGTTTTATCATTACATCTATTATTGTAACAAAAATAAAAAGAGTAAATGCTATTGCTATTACTCCTACACAACTTAATATTATTCCTAAAAATATATTCCACATAGTCTTATACCTCTTTTCCTGTTATTTTGTCTACTATCTTTACTATAACATCTGCTTCCCATACATAATAACTTCCAATTTTTGATAATTTTTCGTTTTGATTTTCTAATATTACCTTTTTCTGCTCTGAATTTAATTTTCTATTTGCTTTAATTTGACTTATTTGTGAATTATCACATTCGTATCCTTTTTTATTTAATATATTTACAACTAGATTATTTTTTTCTTGAGCTATTTTTACACTCAAATTTTTTATTTTCTTTGCTTTTACTTTTAAATACATTTTCATTCTCCTTTTCTGGTCTATATCTAAAACAATAATCATAATATTTGCATTGTTCACATTTTCTTTTCATGCAATTTGCATAGTTAATTTTGTCTCTCATAATATACACACTTTGTACATATAGTATTATTGTTTTTGAATATTCTTATTTCACAATCAAACTTGTTTTTGTTTTTACATTTTGAACAATACTCTTTTTTATATTTTTCTATTCTTTCTTGATTAGTCATATGTACATCTCCTTTTTGTTTATAAACACTACGAAATATGCAAGTTATATATAATTGCACTCTAGAACTGAACGGCTACATTTGTCATTCTGCTATATATGTTTACATACTTCGTACTATTTACATATTGACTTATTTGCTTTTTGTGTTATAATAGTTACACAATATGTCCTTGTAGCTCAGCTGGACAGAGCAACTCTTTTGCGAAGAGTTAGGTCAGGGGTTCGAATCCCCTCTTGGAAATTTTACCAGTTTGTCTGGTATTTTTTATTTTACATTAATTATAATAATAAAAAGAATAGACATTTAGAACATCTATTCTTAAATCAACAAATTGGTTGCCGCTTGGACTTATGAGATATTTCTATCTGCGACTTTTTATAAATTTTCTATTATAATTATATATAATTAGAATGGAACTTTTCAATACCTTTTTGTGGAACTTTTTAGGAACATTTTATATTTCTACCATATTTGTTATACTTTCTATTGCTTTGTCTCTTATTTTTCTTAATCCTCTGTCGGTAATATCTTTATTGTATTCTGTTTTGTATTCCTCTACAACTTTATTCCACTTTTTTCCTTTATTTTCTATGTAGAATAGATATATTACTGTATTTTGCTCTTCCGTTATTTTATTTAACCAATTTTTTACTCTTGCTATTTCTTTATCTACTTTGTCTTTTTCTAAAGTTAATCTTCTTATTTCGTTCTCTAAAAATTCTCTATCTTCTTTATTTATGTGATTCAGTTCTTTCTTATAATTAAATGCTGTACTTGATACTTTATCTGATATTTTATTTGTATTACTATGCATACTATCATAAGCTTGTCCTGCTATTTGCATATTTTCAATTATGTCTTTTTCGTTGTCTTCATATACTGTGCCAGCATAGTCTAATCTTTGCTGATATTCATCTATTTTTAATTCTATTTCTATCTTTTTGCCTTCTTTTTCTTTATGTAAAATTAATTTTGATATTATATCCTCTTTTAAATCTTCTCGTGTCATTAGTGTACCTCCTTATTTATTATATTCTTCTTTTATCTTTTTCTTAATTAGTTTTAATGCTATCTCATAAGCTTCATTTTCTTCTTTTAGACTGTTTTCATCTTGTCTCAACGCTTTTATTGTTTTAAGTAAATTATTGTTTAAATCTAGTTTTTTCTCTATTAATTCTTTTGCTTTTAATAGATTTTTTATTGTTTTAGTCATTTGTATCACTCCGCTTCTTTATATACAATGTCTATAACTTTGTCTTTGCTTAAGTTTCCTTTAGTATTTTTTATCTTGTTACATATATTGTCTTTTAATATATTTATTTTTCTTTTTACATTCTCATTTATTTCATTTTTTAAATTCTTCTCTCTTTTGTCATATTCAATTTGTCTAATTTTATATGTATTAAGTTGTGAATTTATATTATTTATTTCTTGTTCTTTTTCTTTTATCTTATTTTTAAGTCTATTAATTTCATTTTTATTGTCTTTATCTCTTTGTTGAAATTCTGATAATGTTACTAAAGCTCCTTCGTATAGTTGCTTATTTTTCTTTTCTTCTTCTAACTGATTCTCTAGTTCTATATTTTCCTTTTTTACTTGTCTTATTTCTTCATAACCATTTACTAAATATTGTTTCAAGTCAGGAACTTTAATTTCTTTTGCACTCTCTTTTTTAGGTATTAACATAACAATTTTTTCTTTTATATTCATTCCTTCACTTCCTTTTATATACTCATATTTTCAAACTATATCTCTTTAGATTCTCTTTAGAAACTCTTTAGATTTTAGTAAATATCATCTTTAACAAATTCTGATATATCCATAATTTCTTGTGTTTTGCCTTTATCTAATATAAGTTCTAAATTGCTTGAATAATAGCCATTTTGTTCATTGTAGCACGGAATAAAAAACTTTTCTCCTATTATTGATATAATATTGAATCCTGCTCCTGGAACTCCATCTATTAACAATTCTAAAGTTTCAACAAATTCTATTTCTTTTATTTTAATATTTTTTCCTGTTTTTACTGATACATTGTAATTTTTTAACATTTCAAAGTCTGCATATACTCTCTCACAACAGTCTTGTTCATGATAGCACTTAAGTTTATAATTATTGTCGAAAATTATTTCATCTTCATCTATTTGTTTTATTTTCATATTTATTTACCTTCTTTCTTTTGCTTTATTTTCAAAATATTGTTTGATGCAGTTCTCATATAAATCTCTTTCTTCTTTAATGCAACCATTGCCTACACAACATTCACAATCTAAACACATATCATCAAAATCAATATCTGCAAATTTTTCTAACATTAAACTTATTATTTTGTCTTGTTCTTCTAGTATAGATAAAACTGTTTTTAATACTTCTACATTTATTGAAGTATTACTTCCATTTATGTCTTTAGTTAATTTGCTTATATGTATTGACCATTTTAGTTTTTCTATTGCTTGTTCTTTTGTCATATGTTAGTCCTCCTGTTTTTTATTTGTTCTAAGCAATTAACTAACTGCTGCATTTTGTTTTTTATAATTTTTTCATCATTATAAATCATCATTTTTATTAAATATGTATAATCTTCTATATTAGATAAATTTATCTCTTCTGGTATATTGATTAAAGAATTAGTTTTTCTATTTTCGTATCTAAGCATATATTTGTCCTCCTTTTTATAATGCTTCTTTAACTTTTTTTGCTGCCATTTCTATTAATTGTAATTCAGTTTTTATTTCCTCATTTTGAGTCCAACCTAAATTTATACATTCTAATTTTGTTTTTTGCCATTTTAATAAGCCTAACATATATTCTTTTACTAATTCATCCATTCCAATTCCTCTACTTTCTTATTTATTGCTTGTAGTTCCTTTTTTCCCAATCCCATCACTTGATGATTTTTATCATTTCTATATGAAAATACTATTTTCCCTACTTTAGCAATTTGTATTGTATGTTCTACTTTATCGCCCATTATAGTGTTTATATAACAATATTTAATCTCTGTGTCGTTATCTATAATTTTTAAAAAACCCAACTTTTTAAACATCTCATCAGCACTCATTTTATTTACCTCTTTTCATTTTTTTATTTAAGAACTTTCTTTGATATTCTCTTACATTATTTTGTCTTTGTTTTTCTTTATTTTTATTTTTTATGAATCCATTATCATTTCCATTCATTTTATTTTCTCCCTTCTAGTAGTTCTTGTAAAACTTGAATAATTATCTTGTTATATGCTTCTGTTTCGTAATAATATTTATTGTTCTCATTTATTTTTAGTGGACCCTTTTGTAATTCTTCTATCTTGTCTTTTACTTTTTGAACTGGAATAAAGTTTTCTTTTACATAATAAGGTGAAATTAATAATGTATGTTCTCTAATTCTTTCCTTTAATTCTTCATTTTCTTTTTGTAAATATGTATTAGTATCTTTTAATTCTTCATTCTCTTTTAATACTCTTTTATAATCTGATAAAATATGCTCTATTGCTTCTTTGTCTTTATTGTCTATTGAATAATCATTATTAAATTTTGTTGTTATCAATTTTGCTATTCTTGCTATATCTTCTTCAACATTTTCTTTCACTTAAAACACCTCGATTTCTTCTGGTTTTTCTATGCTAACAGTTTCACAAACTTTTAAATTAAAGAATGTAAGCTCTCCTGTTTTATAATCTATTTTTAAATCCACTTCACACATTGTTTGTTTTAAGCAGTCAAATATCCATAAAGGTATTTTTATGTACTTGGGATAATTATGATACTTCGCAACATAATCATGTATTCTATTATTAACAATACATTGTAATTCTAAATATTCGATATTATCTTTAGTTGTTCTTTTATTTATTTTTTCTTTCACTATGTATCACTCCTCTCCAATATTAAAATTTTTTAACATTCCATAATCATCAATTAAATCTTCAAATTCTACATCTGTTAAACCAAATATTTCTATATATTCATAATCATAACAATAATCAACCATTATTCCATCCTCGTTATATACTGTTGCCATACTGTCGTCTACTATATTTCTTGTATTAAATGCTTGTTCGTTAGGATAATTTTCTTGTAAAAATATTTTTAATTTATCCATTTTATTCATATCTTATTTACTCCTCTCAACTAAATATTCACATGTTACCATTCTATTTAATATTAATTCGCACATAAAATCTTGTGCTGTTCTTCTATCACTGTATCTACAATTAGCATTTTTGTGTATTCGTGGGTCTGTATCTTCCCATTTATTAATATCTATCATTACAGGACTTAAAAATATGTATTGTATTCCTCTTGAAAAGCATAGATAATAACAACTATCATAAGGCTTTTTACATTTTTTAAATCCAATTTTTTCAAATTCTTTCATATCGACTATTGGTACTAACATATCTATTCTCCTCCTATTTTTTCAAATTTGTTCTTGGCTTTATTTGTTAAAGTATAAACATTACAAAATAAATATGGAATAGCTTCACAATATAAACCATTATCATATTCCTCAAAAGCAGTTGGAACCTTCTCTAATTTTAAGTATCCTTCTTCTGCTAATTGTTTATAGGCTTTTCTTATCTGATATATAGATGTTTCCATTCTATGTGCTAAAAACTGAACTGAAATTCCGTCTATCCAACACCCTGCTTTCCAGAATTTAGTTTGTAAATCATAAAACATTTCAAGAACCTCTTCTTTAGATACTTTTTTATATTTATTCATCTTCTTCACCTACTTTAAATCTGTTCTCACATATTCGTTTACTTCTATCATCTCTTATGTTCCTTTCATTTGATTATTCTTAATTCTAAATCTGGATAAACTTTTTCAAATATTTTATGTTTTAATTTGAATACATCTGTCTGCATTCCTTTAACATCTTCTACTATTGTTTTACCGTTTTCTATGTACTTAAAATCTGCAACATATTCTATCTTTCTAAATGTCCTTCCATTTTTCTTAAAACTATCTTGTAACAGAAATCGTGGTTGTAATTCTAAGTCTGTTATTGTTCCTGCTCTTTCTAATAGTTTTAGTTCTTTGTATCTTCTACTTTCTTGAATGCTATCAAAGATGTAGTCATCTACTATTACTTTTTTATTTCTGTATTTGTTCACTTTTCTTTAGCTCCTTTTCTATGTAATTTTCACATCTCCAAACTCCGTTTGAAGTTTTCTAATTCAAGCCTATTACAACCTCTACATTTTACACATTTACCGTTCTAACGGTGGATAATTATATTTCATAAGCTAGTCCTCTGGCATTTCATAAACTTTTGGAATATTAAATATATTAGGTTGTATATCTATTTGACCTTGTAAGATTGCTGGTCCACCTTCTAATTTCAAATAGCTTGAAAATTTTTGTGCAATTTCTTGTAATACTTCTTTTGCTCTTTCTTCTGTTTTGTATTCTCCTAATACACTCCAATTATCTTTTTCAAAATATGCATATATTCCATATCCACTTAGCTTCGTATCATCTATTCCTACATTTGCTATTAAAGCTGATACAAATATATCTCCTAACTTATTTTCCAAGGATTCCTTTTGTGCTTCATAATCAACTATTTTTATTTCTGATACCCTAGAAAAATTTACAATATCTTTATTTTGTTTTACTATTATCATAACTACCTCCTAAATTCTTGGAATATGGTTCATATTTTGTTCAACCATTTTCTCAATTTCTGTTGTTTCTCTATATACTGCAACTTCTTTGTTTGTAATACTACATTTCTTTGTTTTGTCAGTTGTTACAAATCCTAAACTTTCTAATTCTGTAATTCTTGGTCTAGCATTATTAACATCTGCTGTATTTGTATAATGTCTTTTATATAATTCTTGTGCTATTTCTCTTGTTGTCATTTCTTTATTTTTTAGTATTTCTAATATTTGTTTATGTCTTATGCTTAAATGCTCTAACATATCTTGATAACTTTTGTGTCTTGTTTTAAATGTTATTGTATTCATTGTTTATCACTTCCTTTAATCTACAAATTCTCCCCATTCTAGATTTTTATATAAATGTCTGTATGGGTCTTCTGAATAATATCTATATGTATTTTCACTTATTTTTGCTTTTATATCTGCTATTTTCGGCGTAAATTTATTTGTTTTAATTATTGAGTCTATTGCTTTTTCAAATTCTTCTGCAGGTATATTTTGAAATTCTTGAAACCACATAATCGTTTCATCTTTATCAAATTTTTTATTATAAGCTACTTCTATTTTTTTTATTTGTTTTGTAAAATCACTTATATTCATTTAGCCATTCCTCCAGTTCTTTTTCTCTTTCGCTTGTTCCTAATTCTGATTTTTTTCTAAACTGTTCATCTTCTTGTTCTGCTTGTAGTACTGTCTTTATTCCTGCTTTTTGCCAATTATTTAATATTGCTTTTATATATTGAATTGTCCTTTTATTTGCTTCTACAGACTTTTTCATTGCTAACATTATTAACTCATTTGACATTTCTTCTGCATAACTGGATAATATTTCTATTCCATAAGGTGTTATCAGTCCTATATTGTCATTGTAAAAATCAATAATATTTTGTAAATCGTTAATACAACTGTCATTTACTTTATTATTTTTATTTATATTTATATTTTCATTTATATTTGCATTTTCATTTTCCATATGTTTTTCATATGAATTACATATGTTTTTCATATCTTTTTCATATGTTTGTTTTTCTTCTTTTTTCTTTCTGTTATTTCTTCTACTTTCTGAATAAGCTTTTCTTTTATTAGATTCTTCTTCTAATCTTTCATTAAAATATTTGCCTTCTTCATCTTTTTTGAATTTACTAAATATATCTTCATTAAATTCTTTGCAAATATTTAACATTTCTTTTTCTTTTAGATGACCTTTCTGATGTTGTAAGCAAAGTAGTCTTATATATTTTCCAACATCTTCATCAGACATTAGCATTGTTCCAGAAAGAAAATCACTACTATAAAATAAGAATGCAGGGTCTTTCATTTTCTTTCTCCTTTCGTACAATATTAGGGATAAAACTTTATTTTGTCTTATCCCTGTTGTCTAATCTAAATAACTTTTTCCTATTAATCTTATAAATTCTTCTCTTGTATGATTTTTTTCATATTCTTTTTGATATACTCTTTTTAACTCTAAATCCATGTTTCTATTGTAATGTACAGAGTTGTTTGACATATTATGTTCTTTATGACATAAACCAACGCAGAATCCATTCTCAATTGAAATTTGCCTATTTGCTGAACCGAAGTAAACTTCATGAATACACTCGGCTGGTCTTCCACAAAAGAAACATCTATCAAGATTATTTAATATGCTATATCTCATATCTAATCGCCTCTATTTTCTTTTTTAAAGCATTTTGTTTACTGTCTATACTCTCATATGCCTTTTTAAATCTAAATAGTCTTGACCCTAATTCTGCTAGTTTCTTGCTATCTTCTTTTACATATTCTTTTGCCATTGCCTCAAAATAACTCATTGCTGGTGCTTTTTCTTTATTAGTTTCTTGCCATTGTTTTCTTTGCATATACACTTGTTTGTTTTCTGCTATAGAAATATCAGTTTTTAATGTGTCATATTCCTGTTGTATCCTTGCTACCATCTCTCCTATTAAGTAATTCATATTTGCATATATCTCTATATTTTTTGATATTTCAAATCCTGTTTCAGGACTTTCTTTTAATTCATTTTGTAATTTTGTATATGTATCTGCTATTTGTTTGCTATCTGCATTTTGAATTGTAAAAGGGTTGAACATATATAATTTTTCAAATTCCATTTTTTGTTACCTTTCTACATGTTGATGCATTAAAACATATTCTGAATTTTCTCCCATGTTATTTAATAAAAATTCACTTGCTTGTTGTTTACTTAAATGACTATCTTTTGCTCTAAATTCATATACATATTTGCAGTCTTGTTGTTTTTCTTTTATTCTTTCTTCTATCTCGTCTTCGTCATAATTGCCTTCAACAAGATATAAGTCATAGTTTTTAGCACTTATTCCTTCAACTGTTTTTGTGTCCGTCATGTAAATTACTTTATAATCGTTAAATAGTGCTCTATAGCCACATTGTGGTACATCATGATATAATTTAATTGGTACTATTTTAAATAGCTTATAATTGTATTTCGTGCCAATTTGAAGTACATCTATATTTTTTCTTTCAACTCCACATTCTAAAAGTGGTTTTAATAACCATTCACAACAAGCAAATCTTAATGTTGGTCTTTCTTGTGCCAATTTCTTAATTGTTTCTTTTTTGAAATGGTCTGAATGTATGTGTGTAAGAAGTACTATTTTTAGTTTCTTATAATACTTCTCTAATTTTTTAAATGTAACTCCACAATCTATTAAAATTATGTCTTTTATTATTGTTGCATTTCCTGTACTACAACTTGATATAATTTTATAGTTCATTCATTGATACCTCTTTTGTATTTTCTGTTTGTTCTTCTATTTCAGCTTGTACCTCAATAGGTTCTTGTTGTGGAATTTCTTGTTGCATTTCTTCTGCTTCATACATTCCTGCTAAATCTTCAACAAATGTTTCTCTTAATGCTCTTACTTTTGCAACTTTCTCAACCATTGTTGCTCCTTTGCTTCCCCAGTTTGAATTTAATTGTCCTTGTCCTGTTTTTTGTGCTACTTCATTAAAACTTACACTTGAATATGTAGGATGTGTCCAGTCTTTTCTAAATACCCTAGCCCAACCACCTACAAGTTGTTCATTTCCTAATCTAAATGTTCCTTGTCTTTCTTCTACACTTCCATCTTCTTTTTGGACTATGATTCCACTTTCCATTCCGTCATAATTTGGATTTAATACAGCTCTTTTAAGTATTGCATCTTTTCCTACAACTAATTGTGCTGGTACTCCTGCTTTATATTTAATTAAATATGCTTCTCTTAAGAATGGGTTTAATTTTCTAACTTTGCAAAGTTCTGTAAATAATTTAAATTCTTGATTTGTTATTTTTGCATCTGTTCCTACTATATACTCTTGCACTATACTTGGTGTTAATTTTATTTCATTTCCGTCAATATCAAATTTGACCATTAATTCATTATTTTTTTGTACTTCATTACTCATAATCGTAACCTCCACTTTCTAAAAATTGTTTTAATTCTCTTAACTTTGTTCTTGTTCCTTTTACTGTAAATTTTAATGTTAATATTTCTTCTTGCTTTTCTTCTGTAACTGGTGCATTTAATATTATTTGTTCACTATACTTATCTGACTCTTTTGCAGTATCAACAACAAATTTTTGAAGTTCTTTTTCTTTTTCTATTTTTTTCTTTTCTTCTTCAATAGCCTTAAATCTATTTGTCACACTTGTTATTGCTTGTGATACATTTAATGTTTGTTTATATTCAACTAATATTTCTGTTTTATGCTCTTGTGTTTCAATTAGTTTTAAATCATCCACTATTTTGTCAATAAATTGTTTTGCTTGTTCTTTTAAACTTTTCATACTTGCTGATAATGTTACATTTATTCTTGCTTGTCCATATGTAATAAAACCAATATTGTTTGATGTTTTATATTCTTCAAAATACTCTTTTATTTCTTTTTCTTTTTTTGATTTCAATTCATTTTCAACATTATCTATTTTTCCTTTTAGAATTATGTCAGCATTTCTAAATTTATCAGATATACATTCTTTATAGACATTTTCAAAATCATTGTAAGGTTTTAATACTTGTTCTTTTACTAATTTTCTTTTGTTTTCAAATTCTTTATAATCTTTATTTAATTCTGCTCTTATTTCTTTTATTGTTTTTACTGACTCTTCTGTACATACTAAACTTGTTGCATTTTTCACTCTTTCATCTATAACTGTACTTACACTTCTTAATTGTTCCTCTATTACAGGTAGCTGCTTTACTTCTATTAAGTCCTTTATCATTTAATTTTCTCCTTTCAATTTTTTAATTTTTTCTTTTAATTCATTTGCATATTTATAATCTTCACTGTCCCATTTGTCTTGCATTTCTAATAAAAAATATCTGTGTTCTAATTGTTCTAATGTTTCCATTTTTATTCTCCTTTGACAACTCTACAAATTAGTGTTATACTAATAGTAGAGTAGCTTTTATATGTATTTATACTCGAACTAATTTTGTGATTGGTAGTCTGAAATTAGTTCTTTATTTTCGTCTGATAAGTTATTTACTAATAATTCTATGTTGTTTTCTAAATCTGTTATTTTGGCTCTTAACTCTGCTGAATTATTTAGTAATATTACATTTTCTTCTTGATAATCATTAAGTATTCTGTCTCTATTTTCAATTTTTGAATTTGCTAAATCTATATCGTCTTCTAAATTGTTTATTGTTTTCTTTAATAACTCGTTTGTTTCTTCTGCATCTTTTAAATATAAATTTATTACTAATGCTCCTAACAAAAATCCAAAACACATTCCAAATATCATTATTCTTCAACTCCTTTCTTGTAAAATTTTGTAAATTATTGTATAATACCCTCGAAAGTGAGGTGTATTTTTATGTCTAGTTATAATTGTCCATTTTGTGGAATAACATTGCCTGTTACAGATGATACTCATCATGTTAGTTACCCTTCTTTTTCTCATGAGATAGGTCATGGTTTCAATATGAATGGTGGTGGTTACTTCACTACTACTGATTGTATATCAATAGATATGTATAAATGTCCTGAATGTGAAAATATCAGTGTTATCGCATCAAGTTTAGGTAAAGGATTTAAAAAACCATTTCGTGTATTAGTAAACCCAACATCTTCTGCTAAACAATATCCTGATTATATTCCAAAGGCAATTCGTGATGATTACGAAGAAGCCTATTCAATAGTAAATTTGAGTCCAAAAGCTTCTGCAACTCTTTCTCGTAGATGTCTGCAAGGTATGATTAGAGATTTTTGGAATATTAAAAAACCTAAACTTGCTGATGCTATTAATGAATTACAGAATAAAGTTACTTCTTCTCAATGGAAAGCAATCGATTCTGTACGAAAAATAGGTAACATTGGTGCCCACATGGAAAGTGATATAAATACCATTGTTGAAGTTGACTCTGGCGAAGCAGAAAAATTGTTAAAGCTTATTGAATTACTAATTGATAAATGGTATATTACTCGTCATGATGAAGAACAATTATTTTTAGAAATTTCTAATATTGCTGATAACAAAATGTCTCAAAAGAAATCTTCTAATCAATAACATCATCTAATGTGTCGCAACTTGCTAATAGCTTTCCTTTAAAATCCCAGTATTGATAAACATATCTTGCTGGGTCTTTTGGTGTTCCTCTCCCAATTAAAGATTTTGTTTGTATAACTTTTATTACTTTTGCATTATCTGTTCCCCTTGGTCTTGCTGTTTCCATTTGTTATCCTCCTAATAAATCGTATTTTGACAAAAAGCCCACACTGTAAATCCCACTGTTGCTATATATAAACTGCTATAAACTACTGCTCGTCCAATAAAGTTGTATATTTTATTTGTATCTAGTTTTCTTTTCATTTGTTTTTACCTTCTTTCTAACTAAATATCTGTTGCATAATTTCAAATGCTCGATCTAAATTTATTCTTATTAATTTTTCTCCAGTTTTAATTTTTGCTTCCTGCATTTCAGGTCTTGCTAATATCTTATATGCTTGCGATTTACTTAAATTGTATTGCTCCATAAACTGTTTTGGTGTTACATATTTAACTCTCGCTCGTTCTTGTAACTTCGTTGCTGGCATTTTTATCATCTCCTTTCGCTCTATTTATTGTCTTTTATGTTATTTAGTTGTATAATCTACCTAACTTTTAGTGAAAGTGAGGTGATTATTATGGATAAAGATTTTCAAAATTTCATACAGTCTTACCTAAATGGTGATTTTCAAAAATTAGTAGAAACTAAAACAGGTAAAATGCAATTTGATTTTTCTACTCCTAAAAAAACTTCTGAATTTTTAGAAACCTTTGAAACCGAAATTTTAAATTGTAATATTAATTTACTTTATGCTTATCATCAGTGGCTAAAGAATCAGAAATAATATTATTTAAAACTTCTTGTGGTGTATTTATAGAACATTCAGACTTGCTCTCTGTCTGTTCTTTTTCTATTTGTTCATCACTCAACATCTTCTCATCTCCTATTTGATTATTTTATTTGCCAATAGCTTTGCAAGATTTTTTTAAACGTTTTGTTGAATTAATAGCTAAAAAAATATCTACTATATTACAACTATATAATTTCGCCATTTTTTCTTTAAGAGTATCACTTGGATTTCTAAAGCCATTTTCAAGCATTGATAAATACTCTTTTGTTATGGTTAATATCTTTGCGGCTTGTTCTTGTGTTAAATCTTTATCTTCTCTTAAATCTTTTAATGTTCTCTTTTTCATTTTGCACCTCCTCAACAATTTGTTGAACACATTATATTAAACAATTCGTTGAATGTCAATACTTTTTTGAAAGTTTTTTTACATTTTGTTTAAAAGTGTTGACACTCTAAGAAAAAAAATTTACAATATGTTTACAAATTAAACAATTTGTTGTATAATATATTATATTATGTAAAGGAAATGATATTATGAATAGACTAAGATTTTTAAGAACCGAAAATGGTGAAAGTTTAGAAAAAATAGCAAAATATTTAAATGTAACAATACAAACTATATCTAATTATGAAACAGAAAAAAGGGATATGACCCCTGATACAATTTTAAAACTTGCTAAATATTATAATGTTTCAACAGATTTTCTATTATGTAAGTCAGATGTAAGAAATCCAGAACAGCAAGAAGATCCACTAGGACTAGCCAAAATAGGATTTAATATGAAGGATTACAACCCACCTAGCGAAGCTCAAAGGCAGCAAATAAAAGTTTTATTAGAGGTAGTTTTAAAAGATAATAAAAAAGATATTGGAGATAAAAATAATGAATCTAAATAATTTATATGATTTAGCGGAAAAAGAACATATCAAAATTTATGATTACTATATAGAAGATGCTTATGGTTGTTTTATAAATATAGATAAAATAAATGCCATTGCATTAAATTATACAAATATAGATAACTCATATATTGAAAAAGAAACTTTATCAGAAGAATTAGGTCATTACTATCAAGACGCAACATACTCAATTAACTGTACTGACACAACTTTAATTAATAAACAAGAATACAGGGCTAAGAAATGGAGTTATTATGTACTAATTCCTTTTGAAAAGCTAAAATTAGCCATTAAAAATCGGAATCAATACAGTTTATAGTCTGGCAGATTATTTTGAAGTTACAATCGAATATATGAGCAATGCTATAAAATTTTATGAAGATAAATATGGAATTATTTACTAAAGATAAGTTAATATACTTATCTTATTTTTTAAGGAGGAATTATGTCACAATATAAAGATATGAAATATACTGTCAGAAAAGACGGTAGATTAGTAAAAAAAATTACTGCAAATGGTAAAAATAAATATTTATACGATAAAGATGAAAAAGAATTATATAAAAAATATATTGAATATTTGCACAATTCTTACAATGGAATACCTGATCTAAAAAATGTAAAAATGAAAGAATTTTCGCTTAAATGGATTGAATTAAACTCTGCAAGCAAAGAAATAAGAACTATTGAAGAATACACCTCTATAGTTAATAATCATATTATCCCTTCTCTAGGTTTTAAAAAAATTAAAGATATAAAAAAATATGATATTGAGCAATTACTTTTAGATATGAAAAATACTCCTACAACCGCAAATAAAACATTAGCATATGTCAAAAGAATTTTAAATGATGCAATTGATAATGATATAATACTAAAAAATGTTGCTAATAATATAAAGCCACTAAAAGTTATAAAAAATGAGCGTAAACCTTTGACAATTGATGAAGATAAAATTCTTATTAGTTCTACACACAAATATGCCCCATTTTTTATTTTGATGCGTTATACAGGAATGAGGAAAGAAGAAATAATTCCACTTACTGTTGATGATGTTGATTTAAAAAATAAAACCATTTCTATAAATAAGGCTGTCGTACTTCTACATAATCAACCAATTGTAAAAACTACTAAAAATAATAGAATCCGTACTATACCAATTTTGGATAATATATATAATATGGTTGTTGACTTAGTAAATAATTCTAAAAATGGATTATTGTTCACTAAAGAAAAAGATGGCAAAATGTTAACAGATGTTGCAGTAAGAAGACATTTAGAAAGTTTTTTATATGGTATAAATAAAAATCAAGAAAAGAAAATAAGTTTTACATGCCACCAACTAAGACATTCGTATTGTACAATGCTATATTATGCTAATGTTAAAATAAAAAAAGCGCAAGCCTTGATGGGACACTCTTCTGCCGCTATGGTTTATGAAGTTTATACTCATTTAGACGAACAAAGAGAAAATGCTGATGAACTATTAAATAATTATATAAAAAATAACGATAATTAGTTGTCAAATATGTTTAACATTTCCTATTGATTTTTTAATAATTCTATATTATAATTTTGCTATAATATTTGACAACTTTTTGACAACCATTTTTATGGAAAAGTTGTACAAAATAGACAAAATAGACAACAAAAATAAAATTGAAAAAGTTGTCAAAGCGATACACATATCAATAAAAGTGAGTATTCGCCAATATAGCTCAGTTGGTAGAGCAACGGATTCGTAACCCGTAGGTCAGCAGTTCGATTCTGCTTATTGGCTCCATAATGCGTTTTCGTCGAACTCTTTGAAAGTCTTGATAATACTAGAGTTCAAGAAAGCAGAAAGTGAATATCATTTCACAGAATATAAGTCGATTTAGTCGGCTTATTTTTTTGTCGTTTTTATAAGTAAAAGACAGAAAAAAGCCTCAACATATTGAAAAAAGGAGGTTTTTGTGATATGATAAGCACAATTAAAAGAAAAATAGTAATAAACGAAGAATTAAATTCAAAAATTAAATGGGCTTGCACTTTTAGTAATTGTGAACCAAAGATAACAAATGGTAATCTTAGAATGGTTGAAAAGACTAATATTGCTTATGTAGAGCCACATACTGCTGTTATTAAAGATAAAATTTATCTTTTCTTTAATGAACACGAGTATTTTTACATAAATAATTTAGCAAATAAATATCCATTATCAAGATTACGAGAAATTATCAATGATTAACTAACACTAAAAGTACTTATTGTTTCAGCAGGTACAACAAATTTTATATAATAGAAATTATTAAGTGTTAGTTAGCAAAGGCTTTCTAGCACTTTTATGTTTATTGGAGGTATTTTAATGGAAGAAGTAGATTTAAAAAAGAATGTTGCAGGAATTTATATTCGTGTGAGTACAGAAGACCAAGCAAGAGAAGGCTTTAGTTTAGGAGAACAAGAAGAAAAATTAAGACAATTATGCCATTATAAAGATTTTGAGATATACAAAGTATATAAAGATGCAGGAATAAAAGAAATTGATGAAGAATATAGACAAAATTTAAATATTCCTAAATATATTTTAATGATTGTTGCTAAAATTACTGAATTAAGTAAGGAAGAACAAAATCAGATTGGATTATGTGTGTTTAATAGCATTTGACGAAACTGATGTTTTGACAAAATCAACATAATATGGTACAATATAAATATATATGGTTCAAGAAACTATATAATAGTAAACCTTGTGTTTGCAAAATTAATAACATCAAAGTAAAAATTTTTTGGAGGTAAAGACAATGAAGAGAATTTATGTAAAAGATATAAGACGGGAAAACGAGACTTTAATGGTCTTTAGCAGATGTAATGGCTACAGGGATGTCTATATTCTCCAGAAGGCAGACGGATCTTTCATATGCAGAGGTGCAGGTCTACTTTGCTCTTCGGATAATAAGATTCAGCCTAGAATTCTCAGAAAGGGGTGTCTTGTAAAGGTCGTCAATCCTTATAATGAGTTCTATGGTAAAAAGTTATCTGTATATGCAATCAACGGTGAGATGATTACCCTGTTAACACATGCAGGAAAGATGACAGTGTCTGCTGGTAAGCTGAAAGTCGTAAAATAATAATAATTCTCTCTTCAAAGAGCACTCTTGTATTTAAGAGTGTTCTTTTGTGTTTATTATATTTAATATAAACCGTATGTCTTGATATTTTTATTAATTTATGTTAGAGTATAATCAATAAATCGAATTATATAAAAGAGCTTGAAACAAGTATGTCACTTTTTCGAATACCTGTTTCGGAATTGCTCCAATTTAAAAGGTCTTATAAATATTATTTTTCAATATTTATAAGACCCTATTCATTTTTCTATTTTTGTTTTAATCTTAAATATCCAAGTTCTTCCCAACTATTATAAGCAAGATTAATTTTAAATACCAATTTAGGTTTAGCACCTGCTCTGTTCTTATCAACAACACAAGCATAATATCTAACATCAGGATTTTCTGATTTTTCCAAATCAAAAAATTTAGTATCTACTTCTTTCAAAGAATATTCATATTCGTCTAAATGTTCTCTTGTTATTTGCTTAAACAAACATAAAGTATCTAAAACCTCTTTTACAGTTCTACTAACAGCTAGGTCGTTAACATCCAAATTGATAGGTGATGTTGCATTTTCTGCTAACTGTAGTGAAGAACATATAAAGATATTGAAGTTTTGTGCTAAGTTTGAAAGTATTGTTGCTGTTTTCTTGATTTCTTCTGGATTTCCAATATTGCTTGTATCAGTTTTTAGTGTATCATAAAATACATATTCAATATGTTCTTTGTAATAATAATTTATAATTACTTTTTTTAGTTCGTCATTTGTATGGTCTGTAATATTAATAAAATATATTGAATTATCTATTTGCTTACTAGCCCAGTCTATCGCTTTTATTGTTTTGTTAAATTCTGTTGATATTTCAGATAATCTTTTTATAAATTGTGTTTGTGTTTCTCCTTCTTCTTTTAGAACATATCCATGTTCATCAAGTTTGGCATCTTTTTTATGTTCAGGTCTAAATTTGAATTCTAGTAATTCTGTTTCTGAAACATGTACGTCTTGTCCATGAATTTTTTGAATTTCTGGGTTGTTTATAATTGTTGTAATTAAACATAATTTCATTTTTTCTTCTGACATTTCATTTGATATTACTAGAACTTTCTTTTTGTGTACAAGTGCTGTGTATGCTGCAATATCAATTGTTAACCTACTTTTACCATTGTTTGATGGCATTGCATATGCCATTGTTTCGCCTTTTCTTATTCCTTTAAATACCTCAGTTAACACTGGGAATGGATATGATAAACCATTTGCTAATTCATTTTCTCCACTTTCTAAGAAGTTTACAAGTCCATCACTTAAAACTGCAGATTTGAATTTTTGTGTTACTCTAACTTGTTCAATTGTGTCTTCAATTTCTTCGGGTGACATTTTGTCATATAGAGTGTAATCTGTAATTTCAACTATTTTTTCTTGTACATTTCTTTCTGGTGTTTCAGTATATGCTTTTCTAAGTATAAATAATTTCTTTAATTCATCATATACTTTTTCAATATTGTAATCCTTTCCTTTTACATCTTTTCTTAATTTATTTTTTAACTCATATACCGCTTCTGAGTCTTTTGCAAAGTTAAATTTGTCCTTTGCTTTTTCTGATGAATATTTTGACCCTTCGTTAAATAATACACTCTTATATATATTTAACATTTCTGGGTCTTCAAAAACGCAGTCGTCAAATACAAAGTAATATTTAGAAATTAATTTTGGATTATCCAATAACATTCCAATAAAAATTGTTTCTAATTGAGGATTACTTAATTGTTGTGGATATGTTCCTTCTTCTTCTTCCTCTTCTGGTCCAAATTCTAGAAATTGTTGTTCTTCTATTTTGGCTTTTTCTTCTTTGTCTTTTAATTCTCTCATTCTGCTAAGTGCTTCTAAAAAATTCTTTTTTGCTAATAATTGTCTTATATTTGCTATTTCTATGCTGTTTTCTTTTGTTACTTCTATGCTGTCAAGTAACTCATATATTTTATCAATATTTTCCAT